GACCACTACGACTGACTACCAACTCACCAAAGACGAAATCTTCTGTTACTTGCAACCAGCAGCAAATGGGCACTGGCCTAATACGGCTGAAGATGTGGCTAATGCTGTCGAAATCACATTCACCTGTGGCTATGGACCAACCCGAGATGATGTTGATGAGGACTTGATCCACTCGCTGAAAGTGCTGGTAGGCCACTGGCTAGAAAACCGTGAAACTGGCGACCTGCCCGAGTTCATTCAAAACCTTTGGGGTAGCTGGTTGACTGAGGTGCATAGCTAATGCCTGATGCAGTCACAGTCAAATCTGGTGAATACCGTGACCCTTGCTTTATCCAGCAGTACACGACCGATCAGGATGCGTTCACCGGTGAGTTGAGTTACGAAGATACCGCCTGGGCAACTGAGGCTGAAACCTGGTGCAAGTTCGAGCAGCTATCAGGGCGTGATTACATCATTGCCCAACAATCGGGATACGTTGCTAGCCATCGGGTAGAGATGCGGTTTAGACAGGGCATCAGGATCAAGCTGACCCGTTTCCAGATTAAGGGAATCAAGCTCTATGTGGTGCATGCCAACAACGTAGGCAATCGCAATGTGAAGCTGGAAATTCTTTGCCGTTCAGAAGACGTGGTGATCTGATGGGGATGACTATCAGGGCCGAAATTACTGGCATCAAGGATCTGATGGAATCGCTGAAGAAGTTTACCCCAGCGGTTCAGCGGCGAATCCTCAGACCTGCTCTCAATGCAGAAGGCCAGCGGGTGCTGGTGCAGGCAAGATCCAATGTGCCTGTTGACACCAAACTTCTGAAGCGTTCACTGGGCAAGCGAACCAAGACGTACAAGGATGGCCGGGTGATTGTGATTGTGGGGCCAAGACGGGGATTTCGAGAGATACACAAGGGCAGACCCAAGAACCCATCGAATTATGCCCACCTGGTTGAGTTTGGGGCTGCTCCTCACCTCATTGCTTCACGATCCAGCCTGCGAACCAAAAAGACAATCCCTGCCAAGATGCACCCAGGAGCACCAGCCCAGAAACCACTTACCCGTGCATATCAGACCGCCTTGAATGGCGCAGCGGAGAGAATGGCATCACGAATGGCGCAAGAGATTGAGAAACTTGCAGCCAAGGGGAAACTCAAGGTGTCTTGATGCCTGCCACTCTTACCAATGCAGCCGAGGAAGTGATCGTTCACCTGCTGAAGACCAGCGAGGACGTTGGTGCATTGGTGGAAGAACGATATTGCCCTGACCAGTTGCCTATTGGCTGGAAGGGCAAGACCTCGATTGTCTACGAGCAGCAACAGGACAAACGGCAACGCCTGGCTGCAGGCACTGAGACAGGTTTGATCCATGCTACGTTTGCCGTTTACTGCATTGATCGCAACCGAGGCAAGAGTCGCATTCTAGCTGCTGCGGTTCGCTCTGCTCTTACTGTCAACGGGTCAACCACGATTGCTGAAGTACGAGTTCGCCAAGTCTTCGTGAAAGACGGTGAACGCTATGAGAGTTTGCCGGGCGCAGATGGGCAGGAGCCACCAGAGCGGTACATCACGCTCGATGTCGTTGTCCACTACCGAACATAAGGAACCACTGACATGGCCAATGATCAAACAATCAGTGCAGGCTGCACGATCAAGTACAAGACGACATCGGGCGGCACTTATGCTGCCATTGAATGCGTGACATCCTTCAAGCCTGATAACCTCAAGGCTGGTGTGATCCCACTGAAGCGAGCCCTGCAGGACACTTCACGCTGGCGCAATAAGCGGATGGGCGACCCTGAAGCTGGAATGGTGGTGGTTGATTGCGTTTGGAACAAGACAGAGTATGCCTTGGTTCGTGGCTGGATTGATAGCCGAACGGAGGGCTTGTACTTCCAACTCGAGATTGATGACGAAACCACCAAGAGCAAATGGGAACGCATTGGCTTTATTGCTGATGTCAAGGAAGCAGAAGTTAATCAGGGTGAAGATGGTGGTGATGAGGTGGTGTGGGCATTCACCATCTGCATCACGGGCGAACCTACTTTCACCGCTGGTTCTTAAGGAGTTTGGTTGATGAAGGCGTTGACTCGGGCAGACTTTCAGGAACTCAAAACCAATCGGGCAACTGTTGTTGGCAAGGTGGAAGTGCCTGCCCTCAATGGCCTGGTGCATATCGCCAAGCTGTCAGCTGGTGGACGTGACCGCATCACTGCAGCCATGATCAACCTAGGCAAGCCGGACACTCATTACCACGCTCAAGTAGCAGTGGAAGCAGCCTGCACGGAGAACGGCGAAAAGCTATTTACGATCGATGACCTGAAATGGCTGTCAAAACTTGATGAGGATGCACTAACACCCATCGTGGACGAGGCCAACCGACTGTACAAGATTGCCAAGGAAGAGGATGGCGACAAGGCAAAAAACTCCTCGACCGGCCAGACCGACGATTTGGCTACCGCCTAGCGTTGATGTTTGGCCGGTGGGATGCAGAGGCTTTCCTTGATGAGATCGATGCAGAACAGTTCGACCACTGGAAAGCCTTTGCGACCGTTGAACCGTTTGGGCCGTGGGCAGATGACCAACGAAACGCGATGGCACTTGCTCAACGTGCAGCCCGCTACTCCAAGGACGTGAAGACTAGCGACTTCATGACCTGCAGAGTGGCAAAGGAATCAGTGATGAAGCAAGTACCGCTAAAGATCCTGCGTGAACAAATGGAGGCCGCGATAGGTAAGCCAAATGGCAAGCATTAGCAACCTGGCTGTGATTATCTCTGGGCAGACGAAACCCCTGGAAGATGCCATGAAGAAGGCAGAATCCAAGGTGAGTTCGTTTGGCAAGTCGTTTAAGGAAGGTATCGGCCTGGGTGCTGGCGTGATGGGGTTGGATAAGCTCGAAGGGGCCATGAAGAAAGCCATTGCTGACAATGGGCAACTTGCAGAGGCAGCAGAGCAGGCCGAGAAAAGCTTTGGAAGAATACTACTTAAGGTAACAGGCATAGGTGCAATACTCCCAACAGCAGCGGGCTATCTCAAGCAGGCGGCAGATTACTTTAATGCAAAGGGTTCTGGTTTTTCATTAGATGTTCAGGTTTTCAAAGAGCAAGCAGCCTCTCTGTTCATGTCGGCACAAACAAGAGCAGCCGAACTGCAAACAATGCGAGCACAGTACACCGAGCAAGAGAGGATAAACGCTGCTGCTGAAGACTATGCCAAGTGGACTAAGGAGCAAGCAGAAGCTCAAAAGAAAAAAGAAGACCTAATTACTTCCGAACTTGAAGCTTATTCCAAAAGCCTTTCAGCCAAGATGGATGCCCTTGATCCAGCAAGAGAAGAGATCCGTATTGCAGAACAGCTAAAGAGTATCAAAGACCCATTCCTTCGGGCAGAGATTGAATTGCGGCGAATGGCAATCAAAGAGATGGAACAGCAAAACCAACTCGTTCAAGACATGATTGAGGACGTTGAAGAGTATTACAGAAAACTAGGTGAAGCACAGGAGTTCAGTGCAGGCCCGATTACCAAAGCCCAGGCTGAGCAGGAGAAGATGAACGGGTTGATAGCTGAGGCCAGAAAGCTTGTTGAGTCACAAGTGCCAGAAGTTCAGAAACTGGCAGACATGTATGCACGATCACGCGAAGCCTTCCTTGCGGGCAACATGACAGACGAAGAGTACCAAGCCGTTTCAAACGAATATGGCAAAGCATTGGCTGAGCAGAATAAAGCTGAGAAGGTTCAGCTGGCTGGGGCTACTACTGGTACTGATGCTTATTCTGCAATCGTTAATGGCATTGCAAACCAGACCACCGGAGACACCCCACAGAAACAACTTCAGACACAAATGAGCATTGACAAAGAACTAAAGAAGCAAACTGAATACCAAAAGAAATTAGCAAACGGCCAAGGCTACATCAATCTTCGTGTACTCACGTTGGGGGGTGCATGATGGCAGTCACGGATGTGATCGAATACAAACGGACTTCTGGTAAGAAACTGGTTCAACAAGACCAGTATCTTGTGCCTGCGTACACCAAGAAGCGGTTCTTCCAGGTGATGCTTGATGACCCTGCTACTGATCATGCTGAAATCTATGACCATGCCAGCATTCCTAAGTTGTTTGAGCCTCACCCTGATGATGAAGGGGTGATCTGTAAGAGTGTTGACCCTGAGCAGTCAGACGATGAAGCCAGCTATGAAGTCATGGTCACTGCTGAGTATGACGACCAGTACAACGGCAGCGAAGAGGAAGATGAAGAAGAGAATGTTGACCCGCTAAACAGGCCAGTGCAGGTCAGCCTGACATTCAATGAACATGACGAAATAGTTATTCGTGATGTTGATGGTGTATTGGTGCAGAACTCAGCACTAGACCCATTTGACCCGCCGCTTACTCGCAAGGCTGGTTCGCTTCGCTTCAGCATGACGAAGAACTATGCCTCACTCAACCTGCCATTCCTTCAGTCATACAAGAATGCCATCAACTCAGACATCTGGAACGGGTTTGCTGCTGGTGTTGTTCGCATTGCCAACATTACAGGCAGCAAGCAGATCGAATCCATGCGGACGGGTGACACCACAGTCAAGGTTGTCTACTGGCAACTGACCTTTGAATTTGAACTGGCAGAAACGGGATTCGGCAGAGATGGCACATGGAAGGCATACGTGCTTGACCAGGGCTACCGCTACTGGGGCGTGGACGATCTGATTTACCCGATCACGGCCAGAGACGGCATGCCGGTTTCTACTCCTGCTCCTCTCGATGGTGCAGGTGGTATAGGTGTGCCAGATGACCCGAAGTGGCGAGAATTCAACATCTACCGATCACTACCATTTGCAGCCCTTGGGTTGCTGTAACAGGAGATAACACATATGGCAACTGACAGAATCGAAAACGACCTCTATGTTTCCGGCAATATTGCTTGCCGAACATTCACCCCGCCTGCCAGTTCAATCACCAATGCTGCGGTGATTGCTGCGGCGGGGGTCGATGCCACCCAGGTGGAACAACGGTACAAGCCAGCGTATGCCCAACCTCATGGCAGTGCAGGCACCACTGTACGCCAGGCAGTTCACCAGGTGATTGGTGCAACGGGCACCATCAACAGCGTCAGAGCCATGCTGTCGGTTGCTCCCATCGGTGCAGCTACCCACGTTATCCAGATCAAAAAGAACGGCAGTAACATTCTTTCTACTGCCATCACGCTCGACAATGCCAACACTGCTTTCATTGACGAGACTGACACTGGCTTTACTTCCACTGCTCTGGTGGCTGGCGATGTGCTCGAGGTCGATGTAACTGCAACCGCTGGCGGTGGAACGCTGGGGCAAGGGCTCCATGTTATGATCGACCTTGACGAAGACGCAGCCTAAAGGAACCAACCATGAAGAAGGTGAGACAGCAGATTGCTGAACCCGTTGATGAGCAGGCCAAGGATACCGTTCTTGGTGCTGCTCTCAAGGCTGCGATTCAGCAAGCCGAACACGAAGCCCAGGCAGCCAAAGACCGCAACCAGGAACTAGATGAACTGGAAGCATGGCAGGCCAAGCAAGCAGCCATCGAAGAGAAGCAGCGAGCTGAAACTGCCAAGTACATTGCGAGCAAGGCCTAATGCCATCAGCCAATGACATCGTGGTATTCGATAAGCCATCAGCCAAGCGAATCGGCCAAGCGGTTCGCCGGTTTGAAGATATGCAAACTGGCCAGATTCCAATGGCCAACAAGCAGCAGTTCTCGATTGAGCAAATCATAGTTCCGCGTTCTGGCCCCGATGGTGACGATCTTTACACCTGTGACGTTTACATTGTGAACGATCCAGAAGCAGGCACATACACGCAGGTTGCCACCGGCATGAAAGCCCGACTACTTCCAACGAGTCTCTGATGGCTCTCACGCTCGACAAGCCCTATCTTGGCCTTCGCATCGCTGCATCAAGCAATGTGCCAGTGTTTGCACCAAGAGAGGGCTTCTGTGATGGCATTGTGCTTGACACACCATACGTAGGGCTGCGGGCTGCATCTCTAGATGGTGAACCTGTCTTTTTT